AATCCAAACACGGAAATTTCTGCACGGAATTATTTCAACGGAGTGATTGAAGTAATGGAAGCGGAGCGACTTCAGAGGCAGAAAAAAATAAATCAAATCAAACTCAAAATCAAATTAGGAGGAAATTCTTAATGGAAATCAGAGAAATGCAGATGTCTGATATCGAGGCTCGCAAGGCTGAAATAGAGGCAATGCTCAACAACGAGGATGCCGACCTTGACACTCTCAACAAGGAAGTTGACGAGCTCAACGCAAGAGCGGCTGAAATCAAAGCAGAATGCGAAAAGAGAGACGCCCTTCTTTCCGCTATTGCTGAAAACAGAGAGGGCGTAGTTATTACAGAACAGAAAGAGGAAAAATCAATGACTAACACTGTTGAAATCAGAAACACTCCCGAATACATCAACGCTTATGCGAAGTATGTAAAGACAGGCAAGGCTGACGAGTGCAGAGCGCTTCTTACTACAAACGCTCCTGCTAACGGCACTGTACCTGTACCCGATTTCGTTTACGAGACAGTAAAGAGAGCGTGGGAACGCGAGGGCATTATGACTCTCGTTAACAGAACAAATCTTAAAGGTAACGTAAAGGTTGGCTTTGAGATTTCCGCAACAGGTGCGGTTGTTCACACCGAGGGCACAGACGCTCCCGATGAGGAACAGCTTGTACTCGGCACTGTTAACCTTGTTCCGCAGTCAATCAAGAAGTGGATTACCATTTCTGACGAAGCAATTGACCTCGGCGGAGAGGAATTCCTTACTTACATTTACGAAGAGCTCACACACAGAATTGCCAAGAAAGCTGCTGATATTGTTGTAGCAAAGATTAACGCTTCACCTGCAAGCGGAACATCAGCTCCTATTGTACCTGTCCTCAAGCAGGATATGGCACTCGGCACTGTTGTATCTGCTATCGGACTTCTTTCCGATGAGGCTTACGACATTACTCTCATTATGAATAAGTCGACTTGGGCTGACTTCCGTGCTCTTGCACTCCAGGCTAATTATCCGCTTGACATCTTCGACGAGAGGCGTGTTGTATTTAACAATACAGTAAAAGCCTATTCAGAAGCAGCAGAGAACGAGACCTATCTTCTTATAGGCGACCTCGGATATGGCGTACAGGCTAACTTCCCGAACGGTAACGACATCACACTTAAGTATGATGACATTTCGCTTGCAGAGGCTGACCTTGTAAAGATTGTCGGCAGACAATACGCCGCAATTGAGGTTGTTGCTCCTAACGCCTTCGTTAAAGTAACAAAGGGAGCTTAATTTAACGGGAGGGCTTCGGCTCTCCCATCTTTTTTGAAAAGGTGTTTTTATGTTAGACAAAGTTAAAACGGCTTTAAGAATAACAACGAATAAGTTTGACGAGGAAATCTCCGACCTAATTGAGTCAGCAAAAAGCGACCTCGGTATCGTAGCAGAAAAGATTGACACAAAAGACGCATTAACACGACAGGCAATAATCACATATTGTCGGCTTCACTTCGGCTCACCCGAGGACTTTGAACGATTAAGGGAAAGTTATTGGGAGCAGAAGGCACAGCTGAGGGCAAATCCAAAGTATAAGGATGTTTCAAATGGATAAATCAAGCGTTTTATCACTTGTAAAAATCGAATATACACAGGACGAAATCGGTCAGCAGATACCGAATGAAACCCTGCGAGAAGTATTCTGCGAAGTTTCATCGATAACTCGGGCAGAATGGTTTGACGCAGGTCGAAGCGGAATGAAGCCCGAATACCGATTTACAGTTAATCAGTACGATTATGAGGACGAGCCTGAAGTTGAATATCTCGGCAACAGATATTCAGTATATCGCACATTTATCGGGAAGAATGACGACTTGGAGCTTTATGTCGAAAGGAAGGCAGGGACTCAATGAGTTTAACTGACGAGATTATGCAGAGCCTTTACGACTTTGCGGATATGGAATACGACACGCTAAAGGAAACGCTCGACCAAGTGGGGAAGGAAACCGTCAAGCAATTAAAGGCGACATCACCTCGCAAAAGCGGACATTATGCAAAAGGTTGGAGAGTAAAAAAGGTCAAGCAGGAAGGCAGACGGTATGAGGTAATCGTCCATAACAAGACAGATTACCAATTGACACACCTTCTCGAAAACGGACACGTTAAGGTTGTATGGGGCAAACGGACAGGCGACACTGTTAAGGCAGAGCCTCATATAAAGAAGGCGGAAGAAGCCGCAATTGATAAGTTAGAAAGGGAGTTGAAAATCCGACTATGACACTTAAAGAATTCAAAGAGATGTTAGAGCAGACGAAGCTCCCTGTTACTTATTACGAATTTGAAAATAAAGTCCCTCCCTTGCCTTTTCTCGTCTATTTTGAAACCGAAACGGATAACTTTGCGGCGGACGGAATTGTCTATCACGAAGTTAAAAGAATTGCAGTTGAGCTTTACATTAAGAAGCGAGACTTCACTCTTGAGCAATCAATAGAAGCACTTTTTTATCAAAACGGCATTTTTTGGCAAAAGAGTTTTCAGTATCTCGATGACGAAAAATGCTACTTTATTTTATACGAAATGGAGATTTAAAAAATGGCAAATAAAGTTAAATTCAACATCCGTGATTGTCATTATGCAACGAGAACAGTTGAAAACGGAGCGGTTACCTACGGAACACCTGTAGCACTCCCGGGCGCAGTTTCTCTCTCGCTTTCACCTTCGGGCGACCGTAGCCCCTTTTATGCTGACGGTATAGAATACTATGTCACAATCGGCAATACAGGCTATGAGGGCGACCTTGAGGTTGCGTTAATTGACGATACATTCCGTCAGACAATCCTCGGTGAAGAGACCGACACCAAAAACAATCTGTTTGAAGATGCAATGGCAGAGCCTGTACACTTCGCTCTTTCTTTTACTGTTGACGGAAATGAAGGACCGATTAAATTCTGGTTTTACGATTGCACGGTTACAAGACCTGACCTCAATGCACAGACGAATACAGAAACGAAAGAACCGCAGACCGACACACTTTCCATTACGGCAATTCCTTGCTCGGTTAGCGGCTATGTAAGATGTAAATCCACTGCGACCACTTCCGATGCGGATTTGACTGCTTGGAACAATGCGGTAGTTGTACACGCTTGATCAATCGGGAGAGCTTCGGCTCTCCCTTTTTTGTGATAAGGAGATAAAAAATGGAAAAGACTATAAAAATCGGCGACAAAGAAGTTAGAATGAGAAGCTCGGCGGCGATACCGAGACTCTATCGAATTAAATTCAGAAAAGACATTTTTAAAGACTTAAACGCTTTGCAGAACATCGGAGAAGAGATGCCCTTCGAAAGCATTGAAATCTTTGAAAATTTGGCATATATAATGGCGGCACACGCTGACATAAACATAAACCCGAACGTTGAGGAATGGCTTGCACAATTCGATACAAAGGACTTCTTCAACGCCCTTACGGATATTATGTCCTTATGGAGCGAAGAAATTGAACAGACCTCCACAGAAAAAAAAGACATCGAGCAATAGATAGAGAGATTAACACGGCACTGTTTTATCTTCGTGTAGTGCAGTGCGGTGTTTCTATTGCCGACTGCGAATATCTCTCAATTGGAATGATAAATGATATGTTTATCGAATTAGGCAATGACGAATACGATTATCCGTCTTTAGCGACACAAGCGGATATTGATAGGTTGTGATTATATGGCTGACCGTATTAAAGGTATAACAATTGAACTTAACGGAGATGCGACAGGACTCGACAAGGCTTTAAAAGGTGTTAATAACAACATCAGAAATACTGAAGCTCAACTCCAAGACGTTAATAAGCTCTTAAAACTTAATCCGAAAAATACCGAGTTATTGGCACAGAAGCAGAGGCTTTTGTCAAAAGAAATAAACGACACAAAAGAAAAATTAAAAACGCTCAAAACGGCTTCTGAGCAAGCAAAAAAAGCCCTTGAAATGGGCAAGATTACGCAAGACCAATACGATGCACTTCAAAGAGAAATAGTTGACACCGAGCAAAAACTCAAAAGGCTTGAAGGTCAAGCAAAAAAGACAGGCAACGAGATGAAAGGCTCGGGAGACAAGGCAAAAAAAGGTTGGGATATAAAGTCCGTTGGCGAGGCAGTCCTTAAGGTAGGAAAAGCAATGGTTAAGGCGGCGGCGGTTATCGGTGCTGCCATAGGCGCAATCGGCAAGAAATTTGCTGACATATCGATGCAAGTTGCGAATCACGGCAACGAGGTTGACAAGATGTCGCAAAAGCTCGGTATGTCTGCCGAGGCGTATCAAAAATGGGATTATGTTTTATCGCAAGCAGATGTTGACATAACCTCAATGCAGACAGGATTGAAAACTCTCACAAACAAGATAGACGATGCAAAAAACGGAAGCTCGTCCGCACAAGAGATGTTTTCAAGGCTTGGCATATCGTTAGAGGATTTAAACAATTCCTCACGAGAACAAATATTTGAAAAAACAATAAAAGGTTTTCAAGGTTTAGAGGATAGCACAAGCAGAGCAGCACTCGCCAATGATTTGTTCGGCAAATCGGGACAGAACTTGACACCATTGTTCAACGAGTCGGCTGAAGCAACGGACGAACTGTTGAAAAAGGCACAAGAATACGGCATGGTTATGTCCAACGATGCCGTGAAAAGTTCGGCAGCATTCATTGATAGCTTGGACACAATGAAAAAGACGGCTGAAGGTTTGAAAAATAACTTTACGGCTGAATTTTTCCCTACCCTTACTCAAATCACAGACGGACTTGCAAACGTTTTTAAGGGCGATATGGGAGGCTTTGAGCAGGTCAAAAAAGGCATAAACGAATTCATTTCAAAAATGAAGGAAATGTCTCCGCAGGTCATAGAGATAGGAAAAAGCATCCTTACAGGGCTCGTCCAAATAATCAGCGAGAATATAGGCTCATTCGGAGAGGTCGGCGTACAGTTGGTCAGTGCATTGGCGACTGCACTTGTACAGGCTTTGCCGACATTGGTCACCGCAGCGGACTCCCTCTTATCAATAACGGTGGACTTAATTCCTCAACTCCTTGACAGTATTCTCGCCGTATTGCCTATTCTGTTGGAAAAACTCGGCACAATACTTCCGCAGATAGTTGTTAAAATTATCGAGATTGTACCGATGTTAATTGATAGCCTCGTCTCAAATATACCTTTATTGATAGAAGGTGCGACATTATTCCTTATGGGAATTGTACAAGCACTTCCTGCTATCACAGAAGCATTGACG